GTCGTCAGCAAACTGGTACTGGTAGTCACCCAGTGTAGGTGCTGCCATTATACCCTCCTAGCCAATTCCCAGCCAAGGTCGGCTGCGTGCTTGCGTGGGTCGATCTCCTGGGTGTGAATAGTGATCTCCTGCGTTATACTGCTACCACCCGGTCCAGGTGAACCGACTCCCACAGGGCTTGTGTTACTCCAGCTAGGCGCATCGGGACTGAACATCATGTTGTTGGCAATAGTGTCCATCTCGCGGTAGAGCGCCGGAGCTGTCTTCCTCACACCAACGATAGCACCTTGGATGGTATCCTTACCGATCGCAGCGAACACGCGGGAAGGTGAATGGGAGTCAAGTACGTCCCTGATTGCATTTATCCAACGGCGTGCAATCCTACGCATGGTATGTTCAAGGCGCTCAATGTTGTCGTTCAAGCCATTGATGATGCCCTGCATAGCGCCTACACCAACGGCGTAAGTGTCTGCAATGGTAGCCGCAGCCGCCTGCATGCCCGCAACGACCTGTGCGATCTGCGCATTGACTGCATCGATCTGGGAAGCGATGCCTGCAATGAGTGCTTGCTGGGATGCAATGCCTGCGTCGTACATCTGTCCCGCGAGCTTGCTCGCGATGGCTGCCGTTTGCGACTGCAGAGAGGCATCGAGGCTGTTGAGTTGTGCTACAACGCCACCGCCACCAGCCAGGATAGCAGCGGCGACAGTTGCTCCCTTGTCAGCGCCCAAGCCTGCGATCTGGGCAATGGTGTTCTCGTTGAGGCCCAGGTCATTAAGGGTACTGATCTGCTGCGCGAACGCTATGGCCTGGTCAACCTTAGTCTGCATGCCTGTGACTATTGCATCAGCAGTGAGTGCCTGATCCTCGTTGATGCTAGCGACGACGTCTCCGAGGGCTGCGCCTTGCTGGAAGTTCTGTGTGAACTGCGTCATCAGCTGGTTGCGCTCATTGATAAGTCTGTCCAGCTCAGCATTGGCAGCAGTAAGACTAGTGTTCAGATCATCCAAGACACCCTTGTATGCATCGTACTGACCGGCAAGCTGCATGAGTGTGCGCTGTGCGTCCTGTATCATTCCAACGAGCTGGGCGCGGAGCTTTGGACGTTGTCCGTTGAAGATTCTTGTAATGTCATCGATGACGCTGCTAACGCTCTTCTGTACCTGCCTCTGTGTCTCTGTCAACGTACCTGTGGGACCGATTAGGCCCTCGACAAGGTCGACTGAGGAGAAGGCCTTCTGAGCTTCCAGTAGCCCGTCGCGAATACCCTTAGCCATATCCAACTGCGCATTGGCAGCGTCAATCTTCTGGGTAAACACCTTCATCTGCTTCTTGACCTCGGAGACCATGTCTTCCAGGGCCTTCTTGATCTTCTTATGCTTGTCACCCAGCTTATCGACTAGACGTGCAAAGGTGTCGTCGATACCCTGCATGACACGCGCAGTAACCTCACCAACCTCAGGTGCAATGCCCAATAGCCCATTGATAAGACCCTTACCAATGTCGATGCCGATACGCTCGAAGACCTTCGAGGGTGAATTCGACTCCAGGGTAGCTCGTGCTTGGTGTGCTACCTGGAGAGCTAGAGTCTTGGCAGCACCAACAGCAAGCCCTGTGGACTGTCGGATGCCTCGTGCGAGACCTGCGCCGACCTCACGACCAGCCTGCTCAGCACCTGCAGAGGCTGCGCCCATGGCCTCCTTCATGTCGATCCACTTGCTACGTGCAGCGTCAATCTCCTTGTTGCTACCGCCAATAGCGCCAGTCAGCTTGTTGACGTTGTGTACGACCTTCTGCTGCTCACCGCTCAAGCCACCAAGCATGGTAGCGTGTGCACCGTAGGAGCGTGTACCGGCCTTGATGAAGCTTGTCTGCTCCTGCATTGCGGTACTGACACGCTTCTGCGCAGCTGCATTACCAAGAGCTGCGTCAGTAACATCCTTGAGACCAATGCCAAGGCTACGAGCTGCAGCAAGTGCACCACTGTCTTGGAGTGCCTTGACAGCGATCTGGCGGTTGTTAGCTGTGAGTGCACCAGTCTGAGTATTGAGAGCGTCTGTGTGCTCCTGCACACGTGCTGCTGCCGCCCGCTGCTTAGCCATGTAGCTACCAATGAGGACAGTGGCAGCAATAATGGCAATGCCCCAAGGTCCACCGAGGAATGCAACACCCCTACCAAGCGCACTCTTCATTCCATTGACGGCGCTACTCAGACCTGAGGTCATACTACCCTTGAGCATGCCCATCTTAGTAGTACCGTACTCTGCTGAGTGAGCAAACACCTGCATGCCTGCCTTAGCTTCACCCATACTACGGCCGATACTAGCAAACATCGGACCAAGTGTCCTTGCTATCATCAAGCCCGTAAGTGCTGAGCCAAGAAGGATAGCTGCCTCGTTACCTGTCTTGAAGCCGTAGACCAAGAGGCTAAGGGCGGCAGTGATAAGGACGAAGCGACTCAGTACAATACCAGCACTAATGCCCATGAGGTTGAGAGCACCAGTAATCATGACGATTGCACCAGCGAGTGCAGTGATTGCACCAAAGACGATCAGTGCGATGCCTGAGATGGCTGTCCATGTTACGATGTTCTTCTTGGTGTTCTCGTCTAGCTTGTTCCACCAAGTGATCATCTTTCCAAGGGCGCCAACGAGCTTTTCCAACACTGGCATGAGTTGCTCGCCGACACTGATCTTGATGATCTGCCAACGGTTGTTCAGGAGCTGGGCCTTGACGGCAAGTGTGTCGGCCATGCTCTTGTACTTGGTCTCTAGGATGCCTGACGAATCGGCCATATCACGAGTGAAGCCTGCGAGCTCCTTGACTGCGTGTCGATCCTTTAGAACCGAGTCGAAGAAGCGTCGTGCCTGAATCGTTCCACCAGCACCTAGGAACAAGTCGTGGAGTGCCTTTGCCCTCTGTGGACCAGTCATGTCCTCCAGGGCCCTCTGCAGGTCACGAACGATGCCAACCATAGGTCGGAACTCACCATTCGCCCTTAGTGCATTGACACCTATGTCGTGTAGGCTCTTGACAGTCTTTGGGTTGGAGATTGCATCCATTGCACGTGCAGCAGAAGCGTTGGCCATAGCCGCACTTAGACCGTTACGGGTCATGAACGCCAACATACCACCTAGCGTATGGTAGCTCTGACCCGCTCGAACGGCTGAAGGGATAGACCTGCCAATAGAGCGCGCGAACTCCTGGTAGGTGCCGACACCCTTCTGGACCAATCGGAACTGGAAGTCAAGTACGTCGTTGACCTTACTTACAGGAACGTCGTAGGCGTTCATAATTGCAATGGTTGCACGACTAGCCGTCTGGAGGTCAGTCTGACCTGCTACAGCGGCCTTGGAGAATGCACGGAGGAGCTTCCCAGCCTCTGGTACAGAAACGTCCATGGAGGAGAAGACGTCGTACAGTGTAGTCTGGAGCTCCTCGAAGGGAACACCGATGTCCTTACCTACCCGCTTACCGATCTTGGCGACCTTCTCGAGGGCATTACTGACACCATCGGTCTGCGTAGCCGTAAGAGCTGCCTGCCTGTTATATTCAACGGCTGCCTTACCAGCTGAGAAGAGTCCTGCCTCAATGGCAGCACCGGCAATGACGGCACCAGCACCAGCAGAGGCCATCGCCGAGCCCATTTGGATCATGTGATTGGCTCGGAGTGATGCTTCGCGCGCGGACTTGTCTGCAGATGCGCCTGTTGCGAGCATAGTGGCTGAGAGCCCACGAAGGACACGCGAGGCTTCGTCCTTAGCGCGAATAATCAGGAACAGTTCGCGGGCGTTGATTGGCACGTTCCCGTTCCCTCCTCTCCGCGTTGGCCTCTTGCACAGCTCGCATAATTGCTAGTAAGACCGGATCCTGGTCTAGATAACCACCAGGCCCGGGGAGACAGTGGTAGGCTTCGCAGAACGTTGCCATATTGATCCACTGTTCATCCCCGGGCTCAAGGTAGTCAGCGTTGTCGAGGACGATCGCCGATCGGATCCGGTCGACTATTCCCCCTCTTCATCGTCCTCCGTGAACTGGTTCAGCTTGTCGATGTAGGTACTGATCTCCTCGCCCACCTTCCCATCGAGCTTGGCGAGGTCAACAGTACTGGCCAGGTTCAGTGGTCGACCGTCCTCGTCCTCGAGGTTGTGCTCGACCACGCAAGTGGCAAACTCGAACTCGGTCACCCTCTGGTTCGCAAGTTCGAGCTCGCCCTGGAAGTCTCGCGACTTCCGACTGCCAGTGACCTTCATCCCTGACATCTTGCCCTGGCGCTGCATCTTCTCACCCTGGTTCATGCGCCGGATGACGACAAATCCATCTTCCAGGGACTTCAGGTCGTGCCGTTCCGTTGTTGCGATGTTGACTGCTCTAGGCATGGTAGCCTCCCTCAGGCTAGTTGGACTAGGTAATACTCTCGGTGGGTGTGACGACGGCAATACTGAACGCCTTCGACGTAGAAGGATCGTACGTCAGCTGGTAGGCAATGCTGGCGCGAACGAGATCACCCTGGCCAGAGAGACCCACCTCGTACGTATCCTTGATGGACACAGGTGCTACGACTGTAACGCTATCGCCGGCACCCTTGCTAGCAATGAGTGTCAGGGACTGTGCCGTAAGAGCCTTGAAGGCGTCGTAGTCTGTACGTGTGTCGTAGTCACGGTCGAGCGACAGCGTGACGTTGCGCTCGCCGTACTTGACGAACTGTGCACCACGACCAGTGCTCTTCAGACGGTACTGCGGTTCCGCGTTGTCCTCGCACTGGAAGTTGAAGCTATCCGCGTCGAAGACAGCAGTTGCAGTTGGGATCTGAACGGCGTACTGCCCCATGCCGAACGGGGCGTACGTTGCTGCCCAGGTCGGGGTCGGCAGAGACTGCACTGCCTCATCGGAGCCCACAATACTGCAGGTGTAGATGAGTGTACCGTCACTGATGGACAGACCGAAGCTACTGACCACACAGCCTGTGTACGCATGCACCAGGCCGTTGCGGACGATCGTGATGGAGAGCGACCGACCGGCACCAACGACACCAAGCGAGTTGGGCGTGTAGGTGTAGGTGTAGGGCGCTGTACCCGTCTTGACGACCGTTCCACGGGAGGCGTACAGGAAGTAAGGCAGGACGTCAGTCAGACAGTCCATCTCCATGTCGCCTTCGGTGTGCACGTTACCTGGAGTTGCACCAAGTACGTCAACGTTCTGACGGATCGGTCGGCGCCACTGGGTCTCCTGCACATAGTGGAGGGACTCACTGTTGAAGGGTACGTACTTCAGCGGTGCCACGTACGTCCCATAGGTCACTTCGAATGCGATGCCTGCAAAGCCACCGCCACCAATGCCGGGCATTACTGGTCACCTCCTTCATTGGTAGTGGGAGTAGGATCGGTGGGAGAAGGAGGGGGCTTAGACGCACCCTTCTTCTCCCACTTACCATCCTTGTCCTGAGTCATCTCCACAGGCTCGACGACGATCCACTCGGACTTCTCCATGGCCTGTAGTGGTGTAGGACCGAGCTCCTCCTTGTAGACGGGCTGACCATTGTCAGCGGGTTCGGCCTCCTCATCCACCACAGGGCGCGTGTGGAAGGATCGGAACGCAGCGGCCTCGTCTGGTGTAACAAGCCGCGTAGAGCCATTCTTGAACAGGCCAAGACCTGGAATCTCCATCTCTTCGCCTCGGCTCGCACCAGGTCGCTTGACCTGAACTTCGTAACCGGTTGCCATCAAACACCTCCAAGCGGCAGTTGTACTTTGCTGGTTGTTTCGAACGTCATCCGCACGGTGCGGAAGCTTGAACTGTCCCGTTGAGCGTATCCATACTCGACGGAGGTCATGTAGCTGTGGATCGCCTGGCCACCCATCTGCGGGTCCTTGTGCAAGAACTCCTCCAAGTCCTCAGCGAGTGTGTCGACGTCTTCGCCTGCCTGCTGTAGCGTGGAGCCGATCTTGAACAGGTAGACGAGAAGGATGATCTCCATCGTGACTAACGTTGCACGTGGCACGCCTTGTAAGTCACGTCGCTTCGTCCCCGGTTCAACACAGACAGTAGGAGTGGTAGGGATCTTCATTTGGTCACGGTAGTAAACAGCCTTGATACCCAGCTCGGCCTTAGCCTCATCGATCCGGAGCTGGATATACTTGGCCATTTGTGCCATGCGATCTGTAGGAACCATCATCCACCCCGAAGGTTGATACCCACTGCTGCGGCGCACTCGTCAAGCCAGTTGGCGAAGACGTTACCGATCTTGGCTTCGTCCTCATCCTGGAACATAACGAACTGGCGCTGCGGGATACCTCCGATGGAAGACAGCTTAGTCATGCGTGCACCACTAACACTGTCGCGCTCTTCAGTGAACACACCCACCTCGATGCCTGCTGCACCGCTCTGGTGAACGCCACCATAAGCAATATCACCAGGAAGCCTCTTGATCGACGCCGCAGTTGTTGAAATGTCCCATCGGGACAAC